GTCAGCTCGGCCTGTTGTCGAGCGAGAATAACAATTGTGAAAGGAGGTGATCATATGAAAGAAACAATAACAGCTTTAACAGCTGATATTAATTCTCTCGAAGAACTCTGTAAAATCAGAGATAGGGTTAGTAAGATGTATCCTTGCGAAATGCAAGCACGTCTCTTAAGGGAGGTTAATAAGGTCCTTGCTGATAATGAATATCTTCGTTGTAAAGAAGCTCTATCCATTAGTTCACAAGAACTAAATAACCTTCGTCAACGTATCCAATCAATGGATTCGTCTAACACCGTTTCTGATGATACTGAGGGTCTTGAAGAGGTCGTAGTTCATTCTAGTTCTAGAATGCCTAAGGCTTTCAAGGTCATCTTTATGATCATCCTCCTCGTTACAATATTGAGGGTTATTCTCTGACCTTGGGCAATGTTTGTATACTCTGAGAACGGTGGAACCGTCTCATGAACTACTACACATCCAAAAATGGAGGATGGTATGAGGATTACTCCTCAGTTCAAGAGGGATCTCCGCTCTCGAAGTATAGCATTACCTGTTCCACTAACTATATCTATGCCTATCGCAGATTTATTCTGCAATTGGCTAGAAGTTAATGGATCGGAGTGGACAATTGATAGATTTAAATCTATCAAATTGGACCTGATCAGAAGCCAAGCTGGTCTTCCAAAGGTATCCGTCTGGGTTGCAAAATCCAAGTCGGGTTTCTTTAAAGGGCCATTTGGTGCATTGGAAAGGTTTGCGTTCAATGAACGCCGCCTTGACTTTGCAGTCCAATTACTCCAGATGTTTACTCTTCTTATTGCCCCGGGGGTAACCCCAAAGCAAGAGGAAAAGTTTCTGTCTGGCGTATTGTGCGCTCCACCTTCCGAACGCGATCTTGAAGACGCATTTGATTTTGTCAAATGTGGATTCAAGAAAGCCCAGTTGAGAAAAGTGCGATTCCTAAAAGGGGCAAAACCCCTCATGGATCGTCCTTACTCTCCTGGTCGGAGAGCTCCAACTCCATCTGGTAGTTCTACAGAGGTTAAAGGAATCATTGATTCCCTTGACTTTCTGTTTAACTGTCATATGGGTCGACGACATTATACTAAATTCAAACCCTTCTATGACGAAGTCATGGAAGGATTGGACTGGTATAAGGAGTATCAGAACATAAAAGCAGGGAGCAATCCCTGCTGGAATGACTCTGGTACCTTTGTTGTCGGAAGGATCGGGCTCATTCAGGAACCTGGTTACAAGCTTCGTGCTGTAGCCAATCCTGGGAGAGTGTTCCAACAGGTGTTGGAACCCATAGGTGACGTCCTTTATGGTACGCTCGCAAGAGCGTGCCCATGGGATTGTACCTTTGACCAATCCAAGAGCTTTCCTGTGCTTCAACAAGCACTATCGGAAGGCAAGGTGGTTCACTCCATCGACTTGTCGGGAGCAACGGATTATTTTCCGCTATCCCTTCAAATGGAAGTTCTCAAGGGATTATTCCCTTCAGATGCATGTGATCTCTTCAATGAGATAGCAACAGCAACCTGGTTATACCAGGGAGCTGGGATTCAGTGGCAAAGAGGCCAACCGTTGGGTTTATACCCTTCGTTTGGACTATTTGCTCTGACACATGGACTTCTTCTCCTGGGTATGTTAGGAAAGGTTGTTTATGACAACCAATTCTTCATACTTGGAGACGATGTAGTGATTCTCGACAATGAGTTAGCAGCTTCCTATAATAGCCTTATGGCTAAAATAGGTTGCCCTATCTCAGGATCCAAGTCGCTTGTTTCTACAAGCATATGTGAATTTGGTGGTAAAATTATCACCAAAGGTCGCATAACCCCACAGTATAAATGGAGGAGCATTTCTGATGACTCCTTTATAGATATTGCGAGGAACCTTGGACCCAGATCCTTGCGTCTCTTCAAACCAAGGCAACTGAAGATTTTGAAATATCTTTCCGATATTCCAGAATCAGTCGGTGGCTTTGGATGGAATCCTGAGGGTTTACCCTTAGGAGACCGTCTTCAAAAAGCTAAATGGCTTTTTGAGGATGAAGAACCGCAGGAGCGGACCATGAGCTATACGGGTAGAAATCTTCAAATTCTTTATGAATCTGATAATTTCACCCAAGCATGCATGTGGTCATCTTTAGATGAAAATCTAACGATGGCACTTACATGTGATCTCGACCAGAGATCAATAGCTCTTACCAGATCATGTATCTCGGAATCATTGATTCCTTGGTATATGATCCTTGGTAAAAATATTGACCAGGTATTCATAGATAGTTCAACTATCTGTGATCTTCCTGTCAATATGGTACGTGAGAGATCAACTAGCCTTTCCCAGTGGGAAAGGAAAGTTAATCGCTACCGCAGGTAACTACGCT